TCTTTGTACTCACTGACAAACTGCACCTTCGCTGCGATCTCTGTCCGCAGCAGTTCCAACGTGCGGCCGTCGTGGGCGCTCATCAGCAGGCCCGCCCACTTGGCGACGGCCTGAGCCGCCACTTCGTCGAGCCGGCGCTGCATGGCGACCGTGACGGGATTGGCGCGCCACTCCTCCATGTCCTCGGACGTCAGGCCCCTCATATCGGCATCCCCGGCTGCGGTGCCTCAGGTTCAAGGCCCACCTGAGCCGGCATCGCCTCCCCGGCGGCTGGCGCTGCGCCATGTAGACCCGCGAACTTCTGCAGCAATTCTTGCTGGAACGCTGCGGCCGCCTGGTCGTCCAGCATGCCGGCTTCGAGCTTGGCCTTCTGCGCACCGGCCTCTTTCGTCTCGACATCGGCCGTAGCGCCGCGCATTTGCAGCTCGTCTTGCAACGGTGGCTTCTCGGGAGGTGGGGGCAGCAACTTCTCGATGTCTTCGGCTCCCACCGCTTCGAAGAACCGCTGCATGCATTCGCGTGGGTTGACGCCGGCCTGCACAGCAGCCGGATTGGTGCCGACCTCGAGATAAACCTGCCCCCGGCCCATGCGCTGGGCGTCGGTGACGATGTTGGGGTCAGCAACGGGGCACACGTCCATGGACTTGATATCGTAGTCGTCGCGCGCCACTGCCTGCCGGCTGTCCAGGATCGTGAAGTACTGCTGCTCCGGCAGATGCTTGGCGTTGAGCCCGAAAAGCAGGCGATACTCGGTCCGCAGCGCCCGATAGATGCGCTTGTAGATCGCCGTGTAGACCTTCATGCCCTGCTCGATCATCGCCAGCGTCGTCGTCGCCGGCTGATTGCGAGGCATGTCGCCGGTCAGGATATCCTTGATCGAGGCGATTTCCTTACCGGCGTCGACCATCATCCCGAGCAGCTGGAACAGCACCGGACTCGGGCCGGAGTGCTCCATGTTGTAGATCGACTTTCGGAGGTCGGCGCCCGATGCGTTGACCATGTGATAGCGGCCTGGCGCGAACGCGAGCTGATCCTTTCTGAGGCGCACGCCAGATCCGATGAAGCCCCCGCCGGCGTTCTGAAGATGGCCGGCGTCCAGCATCTGATTGAGCGTTGAGTCGATCACCTCGGATAGCGTATCGAGGAGTTCGCCAAACCCGAGGTCGTAGAACCCGCCCTGCGGATCGCGGAAAAACGGGTACTTCACGAACTTCTGGTGCCGGGCGATGCGGGCAATGCGCCCGTCGTCGCTGATCCGGATCGCCGTCGGGTTGTAGTTTGCGACGATGCGCGCGACCCGCTGCGTGTCTTTGTGGACCGTGACAATCCAGGGCTCGCGCACGCCGTCGTCATCGAGATCCATGTAGCGATACTGCTCGATGTAGTCGTGGGGCGCGTCCTCATCGTCCGATGTGCTGCCCGACATCTCCCACTCGTGCGCGATGAAATCGCCATCGGCCTCACGGGCCTCGATCTCGTGCGGATAGAGGCGGAACAGCTGCGACACCCGCGGCACGGTCTCCATGGACCGGGCGCTATTGTTGACCACCAGGTCCAGCGCAGACACCATTTCAGACCGGTTGATCTCGAGGACCGGGTCCCACCACACCTTTCGAAACGCGCAGCCGGCAATCGGCAGCTGGTGGAGCAGCCAGTCCGTGTCTTCTTCCCACTCGCCCATTTGGTCGATCAGCTGCCAGCTCATGTGCTGGCTGATGCGATCGGCCTTGGCCTTCTTCTGGCCGCCAGGGTCGTCGCCGATGACTTGGCATTTGACGACGCGCTGGCCGTCGACGATCGAGGGATAAGCGCGTGAGGCAAACTGCAGCGCGGCCGTTGTCAGCAGCGGGTATTTGACGTTAGCAGCCCCTTCGAAGGGATAGCTCTTGGCGCCGCGCACGAGCTTAGCGCGATCGAACGCCCGCTTGGCCTTCTCGACCCAGGCCGCCCGCGATGTCTCGTCGATGTTGAACTCGCGAACGACGCGTTCGCCGATCGTGTTGAGTTCGGTCGCATCCATCTCGGCCGCGACGTTGCGCGACTCGGCCCAGTCGAACAGCTTTTGCAGCCTCGTCTCGAGGCGCCCACGTCGCGCTGGCTTGGTCGTCTCGGTCGTGTCGTCGGTCTCGATGTCCATCAGTATCCTGTGACGCCGGAGCCTGTGGCCTGAGCGCGAGAGGCGCCGATCTCATCATCTCTGGCATTCGGCTCATTGATCGCTATGCGCATGCCGGTCATGATGAGATAGCGGAGCGCGTCGACCGCGTGGTCGTTTACCTTCACGACGCGGCCTTTTTCGTCGCGTCGATAGATCCGCATCTCTGAGAGCAGGTTGCGGCAGGTCGAGAACATTTTGAGTCCGCCGCGCGCCAGCCGTTGATAGACCGCGAACATTCCGGCCTCGACCGCGTTATCTGCCTCATGCAAATCGAGGCCGAGCTGTCGGTACTCACCAATCAGCGTCGACCCGTCTTTCTGATTGCTGCCAGCCGAGGCCGGGTCGATCGCACCAGGTATCCACTCCCCGCGCGATCGAATGCCGGCCGCGTGAACTGCCGGAGGAGATTGCGCGGCGTAATACTCGGACCAGATGTAGACCGTGTCGGTCTGCCGGTCCCAGGCACCCCAAACAGCTGCCGTCCGGTTCCAACCCACATCGAGGCCGAATGACCTTGGCCAGTGCGTGGGGATCTGGAATGGCTCGACAACGTAAACACTCTCGGGCACGGGATAGATCGCGCCGGCGCCCAGGACGGGGATGCCCTTGGTCCGGGCATCCCGCATGTGGGGCATCATGCCGTCGAGCAGAGTTTTTTTTGTCTCAGCGTCGAGATGAGGAACTTCATCCCACGAGATCTGAACGCAGTAGCGGCTCACAGCAAAACCATTTTTATCTGCCCGGCACCACGTGAAATCATATTCTAACTCACGGGTTCAGGCGCGAGATGAGGCATGAATTTCAGGGCCACCTTGGAGAGGCCGAGCAAGGGTGTGAAGGTGCAGAGGAGAATCCCGCGCGTCGTCGCCAGGCGGACCAGGCACTCGTCATAGATGTGCTCGTCACACTCCTCGTCGAGCCAGATCCCGTGCTTGGCCGTGCCCTGGAATGTCTTGCGTCCCTGGTCATACGCCTTGAAGCCGCAGTGCGAGACGCCACCCGAAGCGTGTCGAATGCGCACAAAGTCGACGCCGCCAGTCACGCCAGCCCGCATCACAGGGGGGCCGACCAAGGCATCTCGTGGGACCAGCCCTTCGCCCCACTGGCCGACGGGGCCGAGTAGGATCAGCTGCACAATATCGCGCGTGGTGGTCAGAGTATCGCCGGCTGCCCACCAGTCCACCGGCTCTGCGAACCGCCGACCTTCCCACCAGTCCGGATAGAGCCCGGACAAGTGCAGCGTCGTCTCGTAACCACCGATCCCGAAGCTTTTGCCCACGCGGTTGCCGGCCATCGCCGCCCGTTCCATGTGGTGTCGACCGGCAGCAAAAAACTCGCAGTGCTTGGGGTACAGCTCACGCCGGAGCGGACCGTCCTCGGGATAAAGATCAAGGATCTTGCGCCCCCTCCGGCGCCGATCCTGCTCCTCGAGCAACAACAACAACTCCCGCTTTTCCGAGGAGCTGAGCCGCCCGAGATCCAAGCTGCTCATCAGTCAGCCTCATCGTCATATCGCCGTCGAGCGACACCTTGTCGCCGTAGCGCTTGGAGTTTTCCTTACCCGCCTGCCACTTTTCGGCGTCGATGATCACCCGCGCCTCGTTGTAGCCGAGTGTCCCAGACTCAATTTTCTCGACGATTTCATCGATCCGATCGGCGCGCGCATCCGCCCGAGCTTCTCGCGCGCGCGTGTATTGGTCCCCGAACTCCGGCTCCTTAAGCAGCCACTCAAAGATGACCTTTTTCGCCGGCATCCCATCGAGCTTGCAGGCCTTGGAGACGGAGCTTCCGGCAGCTATCTCAGCGCAGAGCCGCTGCTGTATGATCAGTCGTTCCTCAGGAGAATACGCCATTCTGATCGCTCTCAATTCGGCCGCGGCCGATCGTCTGTCAGCTTCTGCCCGTGCTCGCCGGTGGCCCAGCGCCTCAGGGCCTCGTCAAGCGCCAGCGTGCGTGTGGGCGGCTGTGGCGATTTCGGCGCGCCGGAACCTCCAGGCGCGCTGGCCACAGCCATCTTCGGCACGACGAACCAGATCAGCGAGCTGAACACATGCAGCGTCACGCCGATGAATAGTGATACGACAATCATGGCGCTCTCCGGGTCGAGCCCCATGCTCGCAAAAACCGCCGTATCGCCCGTCGATCTCGACAACACGACGTCGCCCGTAGTCAGCTTCTCTCGGGCAGCATCGAGCTTCGCGCGCTTGATTACCAGCTGCCGCTCCTTGTCGTGCAGGTCCTTCGCCGTCGCGTACTCCTGGCACACCGTGCGCTGCCCCGTGTTAGCTGGATTGATCGCGCCGCAGCGCTCGGATTTGAGGAATCGCCCATCAGCCTCGATCGCTGCGATCGGGCGGACCTTCCGTGGCCCACCCCCATCCACGATCAGCGCCGTTTGTAGGCTGGCGATCTGATCCGTGAGTAGCCCGATATCGCGCGTCAGCTCCTTCTCTGTGCTCTCCTGAGTCGAGTGTTTCAGGAAGCCGGCGACGCGCGTGGCCGTATTCTGCTCGCTACGGACGTTGACGCCGGCGATCGTGAAAAAGGTGCCGACGATGAACGCAAGCCCCCAGAGCGCGACCGCGATCGTGACATTGCCGTACTCGCGCCGGACTTTATAGACGTGGGCGTAGTGGAGCGAGATCGCCTCGCCGGCGATCATGAGGATCGCCACGCCGGCCATGGGGATAGCATAGTATAAGGCCGTGTTGACCTTGAACGCCCCGATACCCGCCAAATACATTTCCGTCACCATCAGGCTGAGGCCGATAGCGATGAAAATATTGCGTACGATCTTCGCGAGCATCGAATAGTCCTGTGGGGATCGTCAGACCGCGATCACGGCGCCGACGACGATCCAGGAAAGGATGGCCAAGCCCGTGAGCTTGGCGGCATGGCAGCCTATGGTGATGGCAGTTTGAGCAAAACCCGAATGGCTCCGGTGAGCAGTTCCTGGGTCTCCTGAGAATTGTATCCCAGCGCCGCGACGCCCGCCCACAGGGCCGCCAGGATCGCGAGGCGTTGCACGAGCGTCGCCAGCTCCTCGACCTGAGCTTGCGTCCGTGCCGTCTGGCGCTCGATGCGTTCCAGAACGCGGCCGAGGTCCATCAGCCACCTGTAGTCCATGGCCGGATACCTCTTGGGCGATGCGCGTCAGGTCTGCCTCCACGTACACTCGAGTCACCGGCCGGTGCCCCACATCAGGACTGCGATACCGGCCAGCAAATATGTCGCATCGGTTGGTGACAGCGGTTTCCTCCACTCGCGGAGGCGCGCCACGAGGATTTGAAGCAGCACCACGTAAGCCGTCAAAGCAGGCAGCGCCTTAGGCAGGGCCTTAAGCAGCGCCAGAAGTGCCGACATTACGGATTGCAGTTCATTCATAGACGTCTCTTGGATTGCGACAGTCACCGACGCACCGGGAGCGCGGCTTGGCATCGATCAATTTGGGGAGAATCCGCACCGATGGTGCGGGCGCAATTCTGGACGCGCAGGCCTCGGGCCCATCTGCGGCTCGCGTCTCGCTCTTCACAGGAGTGACGTCGGATCAGCCACACGCGACACGCGAATCAGCTTGCGCCAAAATGGCTATAGTGTGACTCGCCGTCAATAGGGAATTGTGGTTGCTCTAGGTTCGAGACACGGCTTTGTCGGCTGCCATGCACGCGATTTCGAGATGGGTGCGGGCAATTTTCTTAGAAACAGGTATCGCACGAGCAGTGAGATCGCTTGCCGCTTTCACAGCGTGGAGACGCATCGTGCGGCGGGTGGAAATCGGAGGTCTCGCGGTCGCACGATTTGCACTCGCCGGGCGGCAGCTTATGGCGGCGAGCGCTCGGCCCGCGTAGCGCGGCCACAGCGGCAACGAGGTCTGCCGGTCGCTCTGGTCTATTCGTGTCCACGGGCGTCAACCTCCTTGGCTCAACTCAGCGCGGACGTCGCGCAAAACTTCCTTCCAGAATCTCCCGTAACCGCCATCAGGCAAAATCGCCATCAGGCGATCCCAATCCCTGTCGTCGGCGATCCGAAAATGCCGCTCGATTGTCTCGCGGCCGGCCTCG